AGGTAATGCGACAACGGATTTTAGCGATTTCCCAGCGTAAAAAATGAAGCTTATAAATTATTCCAAGGTTAGAAGGTCGGCACAATCTGACCTAAAGAAATACGAGCGCCTTGGGATTAAGTTATTTACCGCGGCTTTAAAGCTACAAGCCAAGCCAAATCCGTCGCCTTTGCCAATGCAAGAGGCTTACATTAAGTTTTACCAAACGGTCTTTGTTGAATCGGCAAAGCAAGAGTTTAACCGAATAAGACAAGACAACCGCGAAAAGGCTTACGTTCCTGACGATTTCTTTTTAAATACCTGGAGAGAATGGATTAAGGACTGGGTTTTGCAAAACCTTGGAAATCTAATAACTGGCGTAAATGATAACACGTTAGAGCAAATCCAAAAGATACTTGGCGAAGGAATTGAACAAGGTTTAAACCCGTTTCAGATAGAGCGCCTTTTATTGCAAGAAATACCAAACATTGCACGAGCTAGGGCAATTGCTAGGACTGAATCGACACGAGCTTATAACGAAGGCAAGAAGCGTTCCGCAGAGGATTGGGCGAAACAGACTGGAACAACTCTTTGGAAGTTGTGGATTCATGGCGGTTCAAGAGAGCCAAGGTTCCAACACATCCAGGCGCAAGACAAACCAATAAGAGCAGACCAACCTTTTGTTTTTACGACTAAAGGCGTGGAGGTTTTTATGGACAAGCCTGGCGACCAAAAAGGCGGAGCAGCTCAAACAATTAATTGCAGTTGCGTTGTGGTATATATTTCCGAGGCTTACGCGCGTCGAAACTTTCCTAATGCTTTTGTCGGCTTGCCTCCTTTAATTAGGCCAGCAGCTCCTTTTACGGCTCCAGTTATAACCTCAGCATTACCTCAGCAATTAGGAGCATTTAAATATGCAGATACATTAAAAGAAGCTAAACAAGTAGCAAAAAATATAATTAATCAACAAACCAAGTTAAAAGTAATAAAAACGGAATTTAGTTCCGAACTTTCCCTAACCAAGCTAAACAGATATAATGAGCAATTAAACAAGCTGACTAATGAATACCAGCTTTCAGATTATTTAACCAATAATCAAATTAAACTTAGGTATCGTTCAAGTGGGAGCAGTTATGGATACATTAGAAGAACCCAAACCAGTCTTGTTGAGATTAATTTTGGGCATCAAACTGATTTAGACGAAAGATTAATTCCAAGAGTAGGTAAGGATATTTATGGATTTACTAGGTATGCTGGTAAATCAAAAGTTGATAGAGATAAAGTAGATTTGGCTACACTTACTCACGAATTTGGCCACGTTATAGCAGTAAAAAATAAATTAATGATGGCTAGATATCCAGAGCTACAAAATTTCTGGCTAGAAATGGACATAATTAGAAGCTTTTATCAAAAAGAAATAAACGACCCTAGTAAAATAGGAAATGTGTTTCTTGGAAAATATGCCAGTACAAACGAAAACGAATTTTTGGCAGAAGCATTTACAGAGTATAAGTTAAGCTCAACACCAAGTAAGTACGCTTTAGAGGTTGGGCAATTAATTGACAGGTATTTTAAAAAATAGACAATGGAGGCAGTTAATCTAATTTGTTTTAAATGCAAACATTTTGAAATGTTTAAAGGCGGTTGCAAGGCTTTCCCTGATGGAATACCCGATGCAATTACAAGCGGATTAAATAAGCATTCTAAGCCTTTAAAAGGTCAAACTAATATGATTGTATTTGAGCCAATTGAAGAGCCACAAAGAGGCTAAGCTTTTTCGCCTTTTGTTTCCTAATTTTTTTTATTTGTATATTTGTCTAAACGAATAAGCAATGCTAGATAAAGCCGAGCAAACGTATTCCGATTACCCCGAGGCGGTCAAAAACAACGCTAGAAGGGTTTTAAAATATGTTGATGAGTTCGGTTGGGGGCCTTGCGGAACGCCAGTAGGCAAACAAAGAGCCAACCAGCTTGCAAACGGCGAGCCTGTGTCAGTTGATACGATTAAACGGATGTTCTCGTATTTAAGCCGTCACGAGGTTGATTTGCAAACCTCTAGCTCTTATGAAGATGGTTGCGGTCGTTTGATGTACGACGCTTGGGGAGGCAAAGAGGCATTGGTTTGGAGTAGAAATAAATTAAAGGAATTAGAAAAGACTAGCGATATGGGTTTTGTAAAAAAAGGATTAAACCAAGGCTTTACAGATAGCGACATGAAACAAGGGATTGTTTCGGGTTACTTTGCCGTATTTGGTAACAAAGACCTCGATGGCGACGTAATCGAGCCAGGAGCGTTTACCAAGACTGTAATGGAGCGAGGCCCACAAGGCAAGCAGTTAATCAAGTATTTGCTAGACCACGATAAAAACAAGGTTGTCGCAAAAATCACCAATCTTTACGAAGACAATAAAGGCTTGCGTTACGAGGCTAAAATTGGTAGTCATGCAGCTGGGCAAGACTTTCAAAAAATGATTGAGAGCGAGCTAATCAACCAACATTCTTTTGGCTTTAGAACTATTAAAGAACAGTTCGACCAAGAGGCAAAAGCTAACCTAATTAAGGAAGTAATGATGTACGAAGGTAGAGCAGTCCAATTCTTGGGAGCTAACCCTGAGACCACGTTTATCGACCTTAAAAGCGAAGCGGATGCATTCGAATACCTTAGCAGACTTGAGAAGTTTGTAAAGACATCCGACGCAACCGACGAAACAATTGAAAAACTAGAAAATCAACTTAAATCACTTTTGGAGTTTCTAAAGCCAGCCGAGTCTACTTTGGAAATAAAAGAAGCCGAAGCGGTCGAAATAATAACAATTAACGAACTTAAAAAACAATTTGAATCATGGAAAATTTAACAATCGATGCCGTTAAAGCGGTAATCGCAGAAGCTGGCGAAGCTCTAAAGGCAAAAGCTAGTAATGCAGAAGTGAAAGCAAACGAAGCTTTCGAAAAGGCTGAAAACCTATTGAAGTCTTTTGCTGGTGTAGTAACCAAAGAAGAGGCGGCAGAAATGCAAAAGCAACTTGATAAGTTGGACATTGCAATGCAGAAAAATGCAGTTGAGAAAGAAGTAAATGCAGAAGATTTTAAAACCGCATTTATGAAGGCTTACGCTCCAGTAAAAGCAGAAATCGAGAGATTGAAGTCTGAGCCTAACGCTCGTCTTAAGGCTCCTTTGGTATTCGAAATTAGCGAGAAGGCAGTTGGAACTATTACTCTAGCTTCTACAATCGCTAACGAAGCATCTTCAGGACAAGTTACTATCTCTGAATTCACTGGTGTTGTTTCCCCAATTCGTCAGCGTTTGTTGACTTACCTTGCTAATGCAAGCGTTGGAGCAATCGGAACTCAGTATGCAGTATGGGTTGAAGAGTACGACCAGGAGGGAACTCCAGTAATGATTGGCGAAGGTGTTGAGAAGACTCAAATCGACGTACAATACAAGGAGCAGAGAGCTAAGGTTGAGAAAATTGGTGTACACATGAAGGTTTCTATGGAAATGTTGGAAGATGCCGCTTACTTGGCTTCTTACATCCAATCCAATGGAGTTAAGCGTGTTGAGACTGTAATCGAAAACCAGTTGTTTACTGGTAACGGAACATCTCCTCAGCTTGCTGGTTTGCTTTCTAAGTCTACCACTTTCACTGGTTCTACAATGGCTGGTAAAGTTGAGGCTGCTACTAACTGGGATGTTATCCACGGAATTATCGCTCAAGTAAGAGCTGCAAACGGAACCGCTACTGGCGTTTTTGTTGAGACTGGTCAGTATCATGTAATGCTTTCTGAGAAGGATGCAGACAAGCAGTATATCTTGCCAGCTGGCGTTACTTTCAACGCAAATGGTGGTATCAACGCTTGGGGAGTTCAAATCATCCCAACAAACGCTTTGACTGGAACTGCTGCTGATTTCGTAGGTGGTGACCTTTCAGCAATCAACGTACGTTTGAGAAGCGGTTTGCAAGTAGCAATCGGAGAGTCTGGCGATGACTTTATCGACAACTTGAAGACTGTAAGAATCGAGCAGAGATTGGTGCAGTTTATCTCTGCTAACGATACTCCAGTATTGGTTAAAGGTGTATTTGCAACTGCAAAGGCTCTTCTTGAGACTACCTAATTATTTAGTGTGTGTTTAGTTTAATGGTGAAAGGGCGGGAATTTTTCCCGCCTTTTTTTGTTTAACGCGTTCAAAATCATTTACTTTAAAAATAAATTATAAGATATGGCAACATTTACGATGTGTAAGCCTCAAAGATGCAAGCTGAAACTAACTTGCGAGCGCTTTACTGCAAAGCCTAGCGAAGCTCAAATTTACTTTGAAAAGGAGCCAAGTAATCCTGACGGAACCTCGTGTGAGGTATATTTTAAGAAAAATTGTAGGCCTTGCGGCGAAATCTAAAAACCAAAATATGAACATTAGCGAAGACGATTTCCTAAAAAAAGAAATTGAGAATTTTAATTTGACGATGCATAATCCCGACTTTGTAGCCTTGGCTAAGGAGGTTGCGGACTATTGCAAAAAGTTTAAACCCGAAAGCGTTTTAGACTTTGGATGTGGGACTGGCGTTTACTCCGAGGTAATGAGACAAAATGGTTTTGAGATTACTGCCCAAGATATTTTTAAGTCTCACCGAGATTATTGCAAAGAGAATTACCCAAAGTTAAAGGTATTGCAAAAGCCAAAGCAAGCCGAACTAATGTTGTGGATTGAAGTGGCGGAACACATGACCGACGACGAAATAAGCAAAGCTTTAAAGGCGGTTAATCCAAAGTATATACTTTTCTCTTCGACTCCTGAAACGACAGATTTTGACGCTGATTGGGGACATATAAACATTAAGCAAGAGAAAGAATGGATTGCGATGTTTAAATCATTAGGATATAAATTAATTGAGAAGCCAAAAACACCTACACAATGGGCGCTCACGTTCCAAAAAATCTAATTTACTTTATCTATTATCCAGGAAAGATTGGACATTACCACAGGCTTAATTTAGCGTATTTAAACAAGTACTGGCATTTGTTCGATGGTCAAAAGGTTGTAAAGGTTGCTTTGGATTTGGGTTATAATGCCAAGCCAATATTGGAGCTTTTGCCAAAGAATTGTAAAGTGGAATTTGTCGAAAATAATAGGACATTTGGCGAAGCCGTACACTTTATGGATTCAATCAATCGAGTGAGTGGAGGCATGACCTTTTATGGCCATTGTAAGGGCGTTTCACGGCCTTTAATGAGTGGACTAGACAAATGGATTGCCCATTTATACGAAGGCAATCTAAAGGCAATTCCTGACCTCTCAGAGAAGCTATTCTCGAGCGTTTGCGGTAAGCTTTTGCCTTGCCCTCCTTACGTTCCGCAAGAGTTTCACTATTCAGGCTCTTTTTATTGGTTTAACACCGACAAAGTAAAAGCCAGGATTAAAGAGATGCCAATGGATAGGCATTTAAGCGAAAGATTTCCAGCAGTAATCGCAAAACAAAGCGAATGCCTGTTTCAGTATCCAAGTTTTAATAAGAATTTTAATTACTACGACGAGCGGACATGGGCGAACCTTTAAAGATATTTTATTCAAACCCGTTTAACTTAGATAAAAATATAGGTAAAGCCTACAACGAATACTTGGCCAGCATAAATGCAAATGACGAGGATTGGATTGTTTTACAGGACGGAGATATTTTGTATTTGACTCCTGACTGGGGCAAAAGAATAAACGATGCTTTGGCTTTAGATGGAGACAAATTTAGCTTGGTTGGATGTTATACCAATCGGCTAAGGTCAAAACACCAATTGCATGGAAAAGCCTTTAGTAACGACTTAAATATTAGAAATCATTATAATCTAGCGATGAGTTACCAGGGCGAAGGCATCCAAGAGATTAGCGAATACATTGCTGGATTTTTTATGGCATTTCAGTACAAGACTTGGAAAAAAATAAAGTTTGTGGAGAATAGCTTGGCTTTTGATTCATTGTTTTCGATGAGAGTTAAAGAGCTTGACTTAAAGATTGGTTTAATCCGTTCGCTTTACGTTTTCCATTCTTACCGACCTTGGACTGATTTCGAGCCTTGGAATGAGAAAAAACATTTAATGAAATAAATAGTATCTTTATGATAAAATTATTAATTGACCTAGCACCCTTTCAGAAAGGCGAAATATTGACCGTAGGCAAGACCTATGACACCTATTTAGTCGACAAAGGATTAGCGGTTTGGATTAAAGTGGACAAACAAGACTATAAGAAAAAATGAGCGTAGTAAGACCCCTCGACATTAGATACAATACCCAAGTAGCAACGGAGCCAATTACTTTGTCAGAGGCAAAGGCTTGGATGCAAATTGATTTCTCAGATTGGGATACCTTGATTACTAACGAACTAATCCCAGCGGCTAGAATTGAAAGTGAGAAGGCAAGCGGAATGCTTTATGTGGAAAGAAATGTCGTTGTAACAAATAATAAAACTGGCCAAAGAATTTACCCAATTGGCCCTTGGGTGGCGGATGTAACAACGGACGAAACAGAGGTAGCCAATTACACCTATACGGCTGGATTTAATAACTCCAATCCTTTGCCTCAAGATTTGCACGTTGCGATGCTTAAAAGAATTGCAACGGATTTTGCGTATCGTCAGAATTTATTAAATGACCAAGAATATTATGCCCAAAAGGCTAGTATTTCAACCGAGTTAAAATATAGAGCGGACTTATTCGTATGATAAACTTTGGAAAATACGACCAAAAAGTTGAGTTTGTTTCCTTTCAAACTATAAGCGACGGAGCTGGAGGCACAACCGTTACTCCAGGAACTTTCTTGTCTACGTTTGCATCGGTTAAACAGATTAGAGCCAATAACGCTTTGGAGGCTGGAGAAATGGTATTGCCAAATACATTTCAAATTGCAATTCAATACCGAGTTTCCTTTGTGCCAAGCGAAAATTACCAAGTTTTTTATCGGAGCAAATATTACAAAATTACTGGCGTTCAATTGAATGACGAGCGCCAACACAAAGAGTACGTTATAAATATGGTCGGAGTATGAGCGTAACTATTAAAGGATTAGATAAGGCTTTAATTGACCTAGATAAAAAAAGTGACGCAGTAATTAGAGCGGTAAAAGAAAAATTATCAAGCGCTGCCACAGATATTGAAATTGAGGCTATAAGAAATGCACCTAGTTATTTTGCTGGAGAAAAATTAAGCATAAAAGATAGAATTGATAAATTGCCTGAAAATAATGGGTTGTCTTGGCGTGTTGGTTTGCAATGTGCTGATTCAGTATTTGAGATTGAGGCTTGGTTGGAATTTGGAACTGGATTAAGTGCAAGGGAGATTTTGAGTCGTGCAGAATACACGCAAGAAGTCCGAGATATTGCAAGAAGGTTTTACAGAAATGGACAAGGCCGAATTGTTG